TCTGTGGGTTAGTCTGTGGGTCACTTATAAAATCGTCACCTTTGTATATTGTTGATAATGTATTACTTACGCTTTGTTTTTGTGGGTTACTTTTTGCATCCAAATTGTTATACGAAAAGTTACCAACTTCTGTTTCGTCTACATTTTCAACAGATTGGTATTTGTCATAGTTTATGATGGCTATAGTGTTAATTATTCGTGTCTTTTTTATAACTATCATTCCACTATCTACAAATTCTTGTAGTCTTTTTCTCACAGTCAATTTTGAATACTTCCAACGCTTACAAAGCTCTGCTATAGACATCGCTATTTCACCACGATTAATAACTACTTTATTACCTCTTATGTAAATTACATTTCCATCTTTCCACTCTGCAAGAAGAAGCAAATCAAGCCAGCATTGAATTCTTGTAAATTTCTCGCCAAAATAACCCTCCATGTCGATAATTTTTCGATCTATTTTAATCCATCCACTTGTCATATTAATAAGGTTCTTTTGTTAATTCAATATTCAACTTACTATCAGCAATATATACAACTTTGCCTGTAGCTTTAGTTATACATTGTTTAAACTCGTCTGCACGGCTGTTATTTGAGCTTAAATGAAGCAAAACAATCTCCTTCGTTTGGCTCAAATCGCTCTCCATTAAAACACGCTTACAGGTGCTTAATTCCATATGGCTAATTGCTAATCGATTACCCATTTCAGCGTGAACAACTCCACTTTCAATGTTATAATTTAAGACGTCACTTGAATAGTTACATTCTATCATTATATGGTCTAATTGTGGTAGTTCATCTTCTATATCTGCGGTGTCTGTAGCGAAAAGCAAACGCCCCATTTCTGCGTGTTCAATGATAAATCCAACACATGGTACATCGTGGTTCATTTGCAATACAAATATTTTGAAATCTCCAACGATATAACCATGCATCGGTTCAATTACTTTGCAGAAAGGCTTGTTTTTTAAGCTCTGTGATGCAAAGACATCTTCGATTGATAAAACCCTAACACCATACTTTAAAAAGCTTTGGAGAGCTTTTGCATGGTCTTGGTGTCTATGAGAAACTAAACAGCAAACAACATCTTTAAAGCTAAAATTCAATGCTTCTTGAATTTGCTTAAACATTATGCCACACTCTATGATTAGTTTTTTGCCGTTATTAGCTTCCAAGATGTAGCAATTACCTTTACTACCTGAACTTAGACATTTTAGTTTCATGCTTAGCTCTCCATCTGTTTTAATTAGTATTGTGGTTGTTCTTCTTCTGTAGCTGGAGCTTCGGTTTTAATCTCTCCTGTCTCCATATCTACCTTTTCATATTGAGTTTCATCAAGCATGATAGGCTTTCTTTCTTCTGCTTGAACAGTGATAATTTGCTGCTGTGGCGTGTCTGTATTATCTTTTGAAATTGCATCTTGCATTTCAACAGAGAGATAACCATATTTAGAAAGCAAGCGTCTTACAACTGTCTTCAAACCCATATCGTTGAAATTACCCTCCCAACCTACTTTTGTACTCGTTTGGTTGGTTTGTGCAGCCTTAATCAAATCTTCTACTTGTGGCTTGTTTTTACCCTTGAATGATGGTGAATAGCGCAAAGCGTAATTTGCCATGTCTTCAACGCTCACATAAAGGGTTTTTGAAAAGCCGTTGAGTAGCTCAAAATAGCAGAAATAACCTACAATTTTGTCCGATTTCTTTTCACCATCGAAAGCAATTTCACCTGTAAGCTTGTTCACTTTGCGAAGCTCACCCTCATAGACAAAGTCTGCGTTGATGGTTTTGTATTGACCTGTACGCATTGCTAATTGGATGTAGCCTTTATAGCCTGGAATAAAGGTTGGTGTAGGGACTTTAGTCCAAGTTCCATCAGGGTTCTTTACATTGTTATTAAAGACAATAATGTAAGAAAAACCTAATGCTTTGTTTAGTGGTAGTCGCAAAGTAGCAGCTCTTAAAGCTTCTGCCACAATTAGTGATGGTTGACAGGATTGTAACGATTTATCACCTGTATAAAGGTCAATTAAAGATGCCACAAAAGCGTCTTTATGTTCACCCAAAGCGTTTCCAAATTGAGATTGCACAGATGGTGCATTGATAACCGACTTAAGTATGTCTATTGGTCGGTCTTGTTTTGTTGCTAATTCTGTTGACATAGTTGTTTTATTTAACTGTTATTGTTTCGTTATCACTCACATACAAGCGGATTTGCTGTCCTTGAGTAGGTATGATATTTTGCACACTCTCGCAATTATCGATGAAGATTGGAGCACAGATATTTTTGCTTTTGCAAATGGTATTGATAATATCAAGTCCAATTGTATAAGTAGCAGCTTTGTTTTGCATGTTATATGGAACACCATCCAAAACAGCTTCGCAAGTTTCATATTCACCGCCATTAATTTGCGTTTCAAACATCTTAAATTTAACATGCTCAAACATGCTGTTAATTTTCTCCTCCACTGCTTCTATTCTCGCTTTTGAGAACTTTTGAATTGTGAACTCGATGCCCTCGAGTTGAGCAAGCTCTTCTGCTTGGTTTTGCATCATCGTTTCAAGTTCTGAAATGCGCTTATTGCAAGCATCGATAGTTTCTTTTGTGCGAAGAGTAAAAGTGATAGTTTGAATGTCTTTGCTTAACTCGTCTTTGCGTTGTCTTAGTTCTATATCGCTTGTGGTTTTCACTTCGCTATTAGCCTCATCTTGCAACTTGATGATCTTGCTTTGCAACTCGATATATTTTGCATCAGTCTTGATAGCATCTGAATTATCAGGCATCAAAATTTCTTCTTTCAATATTGGATTTGCTTGTTTTTCTTCGATACTTGCAATAGTATTTTGAAGTTCATCATTTAGTTTTGCAATCTCGTTTTGCAAACCCTCCATTGTAGTTTTATTATTTAAGCCTGCCTTATTATTTTCTGCAAGATGCTTAGCTTTATTCTCGTTAAAGCGTTCGGTCAATTCTGTTTGCTTTGCTTGAATTTCTTCCACTTCAAAGTGCCTATGACAAGTAGGACAAACGAACTCATCCTCACTGAAACTTATCTTTTGAGCATTGATTTCTTTCCACTCATTAATAAGTTTCTCACGCTTATCTTTACAGAGAGTTATCATTTCTTCTTTTGCTTTGATTAGATTGTTTAACTCTCTCTTTCTTGCTTCTAGCTTAGCAAGATCATCAATACACTGTTGCTTTTCTTCTCTCCTTGAGTGGTAAGCTCGTAAATCTGCACTTTGTAACTCCATTTCATAGTTATAGAGTTCTGTTTTTACAGCGTTCATTTCTTTTACTTTTTGCAAACGCTCTTGCTGGCTAGCTTCATAAGCTTTTGAAATGTCTAAAAGCTGACTTTCAATAGCTTTTAGTTCGCTTTCTTTTGATGCTTTTTCTTCTTCAAGTTCAGCCCAATTTCTATTCTCGGGCATGTCTCTCATACGTTCATCAATGCGTTCAGGAATAGAATCTAACTCGCTTTTAATTCTGCGTTTCTTCGATGAAATTTCTTTCTTGTATTCCTCCATCTTTTTGCCTGTTAGATTTTTAAGCAAGATTTCAAAGTCCTTATTGCCCTTTGCCACATCCTCATCAGATATTTTACCTGCCATATCGAAGAGCATTGCTCGCTGAACTTCCATTTTTTGAGAAGTGAAATGAAAAGGATTGGTAATGAACTTGAATATTTGCTCGGGGCAAATTGCATCGATAGCATCGTTCCACTCTTTTACGCTCATTGGAACATCGTTATAATAGCGTTCTTCTTCATTTCCTGTGAAAACTTCCTCCGATGTACCACGTTTTCTAACCCATTTCTCATTGAGTTTGCGAACAAGTGTAATTTCTTCACCATCAACAACCAAAACACCTCTAACTTCGTGTGCTATTTTTGGTATGATAACACCATTTTGGTCGTAAGTTTTAACATCAAAAACTTTGCGACTATTACTGTCTTTTCCAAAAAGAAGCCAAGTAAACGCATCGAAAATGGTTGTTTTACCAATTCCGTTTTTGCCTAAAATACTACTGCAAACATCGTTAAAATCGATAGTGAGCTGTCTAATTCCCTTGAAGTTTACAAGGGATAAGCTCTTTAATAAAATTGTTTTCATTTCTTTATATTGTTTTTTTATCCAACTTTCATAATTTCTAATACTTTGCTTATGTTGAAGACTAATTTACGACCATCTCGATGTGTCGCTTTGTCAAATCTTCCACTTTTTATCTTTCTATTTGCTGTTGGAATTGAGCAATTTAGAAGTTGTGCAAAGCCTGCAACACCATAAACAAATTGAGGTTCTTTTTGCTTGGTGTCGCTTTCAAATAAAGAACTTTTAGATGCATTTATTAGCACCTCCAAGAACTCACCAACTGTCATGTCGATAATTCTTTTATTCAAAGTTTCTTTTGTCTTTTCTGCTTCTTCGAGCAACGCTCTTGACATCATAATTAATCCTCCTTAATTAATTGTTCTAACTCGGGCAATTTGCCGTCTTTTGACCACTTTAAGAATAGCTTTGTATAAGCAAAAGCAGCGCAAAAACCTATCACTTTCGATGTAATTAAAGTCCTCCACCAATTCTCATGTGAATGTGGTACTGACAAAATTCCTACGATTGCAATAAAAGCGATAATCATTAATGTTTGGTATCGCCAATTCTTTAATAATGCTATCATTTTTATAGTTGATTTGTTTGTTTTTATTTCATTTTATCGGTGAAAAGATGTAGTGTTGAAAGATTAAAAGAAATAAGCACCATCTTCACAGGTAGTGCTCATCACCAATGTTACGCCAAACATTTAAACATTAAACTAATTTAAACCATAAATAAATATTAACCTATGTATCATCTTTCTCCGTTGAGTGGCTATTGCTGGAATCGAACCAACACGAAATGACCACATATAGCCTCATCTAGTCGACGTTGAGAACGTTTAGGTGGTTATTGCCTGTAGCCTATTAACTTCACTTCTTGCTATATATTGGTTGAGGTGTTTAAACAGCCTTGCAAGTTCGGTGCTCCTAGATTTTTTTGTTTTTTGCTTAATCTTTTGTAGTGAGATTGTACACTTTTACCAATTCAGTTTCAACTCCATTGTATTTTTTGAGAGCTGTTTGCCTTATCATTTCCGATAAATCAGAGTTCACTGTTCTAAAGGCTAGAGCATCATAAATACACTTCGGTTTTATCTTAAATTCAACAGACAATTTCAATAAATCATCTCTTGATATTTTTATTATTGGTATTTTTCTTGTAATTCTCATTTCTATATACTATATTTGCAATTGTATTTCTTACGAATTGTTTCGTAATTGATTACGCTTGCAAAGGTAAAGCAAAATGGTTAATCCACAAAATAAAAATCAAGCAAAATGATTGATTTTAACTTTTATTAAATAATAAATTATGGCAAAATTAGAAGATGATTTGCGTAAATTCTTTGATAGTCAAAAGATTACACAAAAAGATATAGCAAATAGGCTAGGCGTTTCCACTGCTTATA